CGCCCAATGCTCGAGCCTCTAAGTCTTCCGTGAGGAATTTCCTGTACTTGAGTCCAGGCATCGTCTGCCAGGTGGCGTCTTTTGAGGTGATGGCGTCGGTCAGCTCGTAGACCATGAATCGGTCCACCTCCTTGCGGAATGACACAACGAATGCGGGGACTTCGAGCGCGTTGGCGATCAGCACGAGTAGCTCGGCCTGCGCACTCTCGTTGTGCAGCCGATGCAGAATCCCTGCGAGGTACTCGGAGTCGGGGCCCGGGAAGGTCGGGTAGGGCTGTATGACGGTCAGCTCGATCACCGCGATGGGGACGAGTCCATTGCCGAGATTGCGGAATTCGACTTGATCGACATCGATGCAGTAGCAGCGGCTGCCGATGCCGATATGCCTCTCCCGGTAGGCGTCAAGCGCCTCGAGCCGGTACTTGATCTCCTCGGCTTTGGTCTGCTGGATGGCTTTCGTGCCGTCTTCTGTTCTTTGCAAGCTCACTCCCATCGAGCTCGGGGAGAGGGTCAGCGCTCCAGGTTAGTCGGGAGTCATCCCGGCCGGTGGTGTACCGCTCCCGGCAGCGCCAAACCCTCCCCGGTCGGGAACCCGCCGCAACACTCAGGAAACGACGACCGTCCCGATAGGGCTCACGCGGGGTGCTTACGAGAGGCACGGGCAAACGGGACTCCCGTCCGCTCCATCCCAGGATTTCGATCTGGACCCGCGCTCCAGCCCCTCGTCCCCAAGCAGTCCTGTGCAAAGGGTTTCAGGCCAGTGCAACGAGGGTAGCTCGCAACGTGTTGCGGTCAAGCGCGTTTGTGGTAGGCTCGGCTCGAATCCCGCGCCGGGCATGTTCTTCGGACCGTTTCTGCTCTCGTCGGCGAACTCCGGAGGACGTCGGTTCCCTCCGATGCTCGTGCGCGGGATTTGCCCGTCTAGCCCGGCGTGCCGATGCCTCGCCGCCGCCGTCGTTGTGCCTCGAGTTTATCAGCCTTCCTCTGAGCCGCGGTGCTACGCTTCGAACTTCTGCCTATGCCACCGCTGCCAAGGCGATCCGGAGGAGTATCCTCGGGTAATGTCGCAGGCGTAAGAACAGTGCCACCAGGGCTTAGCTTCTGTCGGCGTAGGCTGGGCTGGGCGAGCAGAGGTTCTAGCTGCCGAGCACCGCTGGCAATTTCACGTCGTCGCGCCTTCCCCGCTTTGCCTCCACCGCCCTTCTGGGCCGCCTTGTTGCGCTCTATCCGCCGCTCGTTTTCTTCTTCGATACCCAGGAAGTCAAACAGGCCCAGGTTGAAGCCTTCGGGCTGTAGCGACTGGCCGGCACCGCTGAAGAAGTTCGGCCCGGTGGCGGTGATCCGTCCCTCGTTGAATTCACCACGCACGGCGACACGCTCAGATGTTAATTGGGCGAGCCGATTGGCCTTCTTTGTAGATTTTCCGACCCGTCCACGCAGCCTCTCGATCTCCGCTATGCCGCCCTGTCCGCTTAACGAGCCTCGCTGGCCGCTTAACACGCCTCCCTGGCCGCGTAACCCGGCTACAGTGTTCTGCGTCGTTCTGATCCCGCTGCCGCCGATTGCGCCTACGCCAGCTCGCCTGGTGATCGTCTCGGGTGCAATCTGCCCACCAATACCACCTAGCTGCCCGAGCTGGAAACGCTCGCGTTTGCGCTTCGCTTCGGCCTCATCGCGGCGTCTGAGGTGCCCCATGATGAATCGAGTATAGTGATAAAATGGCTGCACTGCGAAATCCGCGCTGGGAGCAGTTCTGTCGCTTCACCGCAATGGGGCAGCGGCGCGGTGAGGCCTACGCCAATGCAGGATACGAGCCGAAGGATGCGAAGAGGGCCAGCCAGCTCGGCAGCCTGCTATTCCGAAAACCCGAGATCAAGGCTCGTGTGACCGAAGTGGAGGAGGAGCTGCGCGAGGCGTCACTGTCAGACGCCATGATCGACCGCACGTTCATCCTGAAGGGCCTGAAGGACAATCACGACAAGGCCAGCAAGGCTGTCGCTGTGCTCGATCGCACTGGACGCCCCACGGGTGAGTACCGCTACGACGGCGGGGTTGCGAACCGCAGCCTCGAGCTGATGGGTAAAGAACTCGGCATGTTCGCTGACCGGGTGATCTTCGACGATCTGGACAAGGAGCTCGCCGATATGACTGGCAAGGATCTGCGCGTATTCGTGCGGTCCTGTGCCAGCGAGGTCGGCTTGCGAGTGGTGGAGATGAATGACGAAGAGACTCGTGCCTGGATTCGACGGAACGCGGCCCGCGTCGGACTCCGAATTGAGGACTGCGGCGAAGATCCTGAAGGCGCTGTCGATCAAGAAGATCGCACAGTACAACCCGTATCCGAAACAAGCAGAGTTCCACGCTCAAGGCTCAACTAAGCGCGAACGGATCATGCTTGCTGGGAACCAGTTGGGAAAACACTGGGCGCCGGCAATGAGACTTCGTACCATTTGACCGGCGCGTACCCAGACTGGTGGCAAGGCAAACGCTTCATTCGGCCCGTAAAGTTCTGGGTCGGCAACACCAACAACGAAACCGTCCGAGACAACCCACAACGCATCCTCTGCGGCGAATTCGGCCAGTGGGGCACGGGCACGATTCCACGCTCGGCATTCGTCAAGAAGCCGACCATGAGCCGCGGCTTCCCAGACCTGATCGACACCGTCCAGGTGAAGCACATCTCGGGTGGTGTCTCGATCTGTCAGTTCAAGGCTTACGATCAGGGCCGGCGCCGATGGCAGGGTGCGACGCTCGATGGCATCTGGGGCGACGAAGAGATGCCCATCGAGCTCTACACCGAGTGCCTGGCACGTATCACCGCCACGGGCGGCATCTTCTACGGCACGATGACGCCACTGCTCGGCATGTCCGACATGGTTCTGCTGTTCTGGCCCGTACCGAGCACGCCGCAGCGCGGCCTGGTGATGATGGACATCGACGAGGCCGGACACTTCGATGCCGAGGAGCGAGAGGTCATCATCAGCGCCTACCCGGCGCACGAGCGCGACGCACGAGCTCGAGGTCTGCCGATGCTCGGCTCGGGCAAGATATTCCCGGTGCCGCGTGAAGCGATCGAGTGCGAGCCCTTCGAGATTCCGAAATACTGGCCTCGCATCATCGGCTGCGACTTCGGCTATGGCGACCACCCGTTTGCCTCGGTGAAGATGGCCTGGGATCGCGAAGGCGATTGCCTCTACGTCACCCATGCCTACAAGGAGGTTGCACCGCACCCTTCGATCCACGTCTCCAGTATGCGGCCCTGGTTCGAGGGCGATGAGCAGTGCCCGGTAGCCTGGCCTCACGATGGCCTTCGCGAGTGGGGCGACTCGGGCCCGATTGTCGATGTCTACCGCAAGGAAGGCCTGCCGATGCTCCGCGTTCACTCGACCTTCAAGCAGACCGGGCACCAGTCGGGCTACTCGACCGAGGCGGCGGTGTTCCTCACCTTGCAGCGTATGCAGCACGCAAAGTTCAAGGTTTTCAAGCATCTCGACTCGTGGTGGCAGGAATTCTCGACCTATCACCGCAAGGACGGCCAGATCGTCAAGAAGAAAGACGACCTGCTGTCGGCGACCTACAAGGGCCTGATGATGCTACGTTTCGCCCGCGTGCCCGTGGGGACTACGCAATACTCTGCTACGGTCGAGCACGAATTCGACGAATTCGCTGCGGGGTAGATGAATGGCGGGTGGTGCGCCTGCGGCTCCGAAACGGCCGTTTTTCGAGAGTCCCGAAGAGATCGAGCAGCGCCGCCGACTCGGCCTGATCCGTCAGAACCAGACTGGCCGCGGTGCCTTCAATCTGTCCGGCGCCTTCGGAGCGGCACAGCCGCAGCCGACCCAGACGATTCTCGGAGGCTAGGATGCTCATCGAGACGATCGCGCTCGCTCATCCACTCGTCCTGCCTGTCATTTTCGCTGTGACCGCCGCCGCCAGTGCGGGCGTAGGCATTGCCAGCGCCGCCGGAGCATTTGCTCCTGATACTCCCGAGATACCCGGCCGAGACGACCCGGCCGTCGAAGCGCAACGCAAGCAGGCACTGCGCGCACGCGCCGCCCAGACCGGCCGGCAGGCTACGATCTTGACGCCCGCGGACGAAGAGGCCCCGGTCTCGACCCGGCCGACGCTGCTTGGCGGGGTCAGTTCTCCCTGATGGCCGACCAGCGTATCAAGCAGCTCATCCGATACTGGGAGACCTTGGCTGCCAACCGTTCTCATTGGGAGAACACCTGGCAGGAGGTAGCGGATAACTGCATCGCACGGCGTGACTTCACGGTGCGTCGGGCGAAAGGGCAGCAACGCACCGTTCGCATCTACGATACGACGACCCGAGACGCCCAGAAGAACCTGTCGGCTGCACTGCACGCACTGCTCACGAATCCAGCCACGAAATGGCAGGAGATGCGTTGGCAGACTGCCGAGCTCAATGAGGTCGAGGAAGCCGTACGATACCTCGAGCTGGTCAAGGCTCGCGTCCGCCACGCATTCAGCAAGCCGACTGCGGGCTTCTCGACTGAGATACACGAGGTCTACAACGATCTGCCATCGTTCGGCACGGCCTGCATGTATATCGCCGACGACCCGGGCTTCGGCGCACGATTCATGTCCAGGCCCCTGTCTGAAATCTACTTCGATGTCGATCAGTCGAAGAATGTCAAGGTAGTGTTCCGCAGCTTCATGCTGAAGGCCTGGCAGGCGGTGGAGTTCTTCGGTGCCGAGCTCGTGCCGAAGGCGGCTGCGAAGGTCGATAGCGACCCCACCAAGGAATTCCAGTTCCTGCATCACGTCAAGCAACGTGGCATTCCAATCCCAGGCCGGCTCGACGCATCGGGTATGGCCTGGGAGTCGATCTACATCTCGATGGAAGACAAGTCGATCATCAGCGAGGGTGGCTTCCACGAGAATCCGTATCTGATCCCACGATGGGAGGTCGATGCCGGAGAAATATACGGCCGCTGCCCCGGCATCGACCATCTGCCCGATCAGAAAATGTTGAATTCGATGTGGCGCACCTATATCCGCACGAACGAGAAGGCAGGCGACCCTCCGGTACTGGTCGATCACGACGGCGTCATGCCCGGCAGTCAGGTGCGCATCACTCCCAACGCGCAGATTGTGGTGCTGAATGACGGCACCAGCCGAGAACCTGTGCGCTACCTCGAAAACCGGGCACAACTCAACTTCACCGTCGATCTGATCGAGACACGAAGCCAGAAGATCGAAAAGGGCTTCCACTCCGAGATCATCCAGGCCTTCCGAGACCCGAGGATGACCGCAACGCAGTTCCTCGGCTTGCAACGACTCGCGCAGCGGCTGCTGTCTCCGGTGCTCGGTCGCATCCAGCCGTCACTGCTCGACCCGATGATAAAGCGAGTCCACGGCATCGAGAGTCGCCGTTCGGACTTCCCGCAGCCACCGCCGAACCTGCTGGCCCTGTTCCAGCAATTTCCCGAGCTCGCGAATCTCTCGATCGAGTACATCAGCCCGGTAGCCCGTGCGCAGAAGGCCAGTGAGGCCCAGGCAATCCTCGATAGCTTCGCTGCCGCCACGGCCATCGCCGAGGCGATCCCCGATGTGCTCGACAACATCGACGGCGACGCGGCAACCCGTGCGATCTTCGAGGGCAATGGCGTCCCGATCGAGATCCTGCGTCGCAAGGATGACGTGATTGTGATGCGAGAGGCCCAGGCCCGCATCGCCGAGACTGATCGCCAGAACCAGATGGCACTCGAAGGCGGCAATACCGTCGCGAAGCTCTTGCCGGGCATCGCGCAGCTCAACGAAGCGGCGGGAGGCGCCGCGCCGTGAACGAGGCGCCGTATGGGTACGAAGACGAGGAGGTCGAGAGTGCCAAGGAAGCCGTTGAATCGATCGCAGTCGTCAAAGACGAGATGATCGGAGACTTCCAGACCACCTTCGGAACACCGCAGGGATTGAAGGTGCTCAAGTACCTGATGCAGCGCTGCCGCCAGAATGCACCCACCTACGTCCTCGGTAACCCGACACACACGGCGCACCTCGAGGGACGCCGCTGGGTGATCCTGCACATCTTGGAGTACGTTCACGGCGAGGGAGCCCGCTTCGTCTCGCTACCCACGCCCGAATAGGAGACCCTCATGTCAGAGCCGATTCCGAGTCCGTCACCCGAGCCCGAGCCCACTTCCATCCCCGAACCGGCCGCCAGCCTTCCCGCGCCGGCGCCTGGCCCGTCAACCTGGGGATCGCTGGTCGATTCGCTGCCCGCCGCGCTACGCGACAACCCGCTGATCGGAGCCTACGGTGAAGGCGACACGCCGAAGGGCTTCGCCGGCCTGGTGAAAGATCACGTCGAGCTGCAGAAGATGGTCGGCGTCGGTGGCGAGAAGGTGACGCTACCGACCGACAAGAGCACTCCCGAAGAGTGGGATGCGTTCTATGCCCGCACTGGCCGTCCCGAGACGGCCGAGGAGTACGACTTCGGCGACTTCACGCCGCCCGACAATGTCGAGTGGGATGGCGAGCTGATGACGCAGATTGTCGAGGGACTGCACTCCCGAGTCGGCCTGTCGAACCGGCAGATGAATGACGCGATGCGGGTATACGCCGAGGTGTACGGCGAAAACGCCGAGGCACGCAAGCTCGAAAACAGTCAGAAGATGGTCGAGTCCGAGACCTTCCTGAAGAAGAAGTACGGGCTCGAATACGATGCCAAGAAGGAGCTTGCGCAGCGTCTCTGGACACATATGTTCGGGGACAACGCGCAAGCCGTCGCCGACTCTCCGTTCGGAGATGGCACACTGGCGGGCACGCACCCGGTCATCATCGAGGGCATGATCCTGGCGGCCGAGGCGATGGACGAAGCGAAGTTCGTCGGCAATGTCGAAGGCAGCGGAGGCACGGGATTCAGTCCCGCCGCCGCGCAGGAGCAGATCGACGCGATGGAGCGAAACCCCGATATTTCCAAGATTCTGACGGACCCTCGCCACCACGATTACGCAGCAACGAGGCGGAAGTACGACGCTTTGTATGTGGCAGCGAATACAGATTCATAGTGGAAGAGTTGCAGCCTGCTGAGATCTGAGTAAGCCTCCGTGCGTCGGGGAGTCCGAAAGGGTCCGACCGCACGCCGAAAGCAGGCCCGCTAGCCGCGGTGAACGAATGTCCTGGGGAGTCGCGCAATCGCGCGGTCCAGGCGCCAATCGGGCGTGAAGCGAAGGCGGGTCCGCGCAAGCGGGGAGTCCACCGAACCGAGTGAATTGGTTGAGCTTTGACCGTTTTCGGTACGGGAGGACTCCATGTCCGTAGAGATCACTACCACTTTCGTCAAGCAGTACAACGCAGGCATTCGGATGCTGCAGCAGCAGATCCCGAGCCGTCTGCGCGATGCCGTCATGTTCGAAGGTGCGGTCGAAGGTGACCGGGCCTTCTTCGATCAGGTGGATGCCACGGCGATGAGCCTGGTCACGAACCGGCACGGCGACACCGAATACACGGATACGCCGCATCGGCGCAGGATGGTGACCCTGGCGACCTACGATGTGGCCGATCTGATCGACCGTGCAGATGCTCGCCGGTTCCTCAACAACCCAGTGAATGCCTACAGCCGCTCGATGGCTGCAGCCAGCAACCGTCAGATCGACGACGTGATCCTGGCCGCGTTCGACGCAACGGCCGCGACCGGAGTCGATGGCTCAGGTACGGCCGCATTCCCGGATGGTGACTTCCTGCAGGATTTCGGCGGGATCAGCAACCTTACGGTCGAGTCGCTACGGGTGGCAAGGCAGCAGCTCGAGAGCCAGGAGAACGAAGAGGACGACGCAGACCACTCGTGGCATATCGTGATGGGCTCCTCGCAACGCGAAGCTCTGCTCAGCGAGTCCGTTGTCCAGTCTCTCGACACCAACGCGGTTCGCGCTCTGGTGAACGGGCAGATCAACACCTACCTGGGCTTCAACTTCATCAAGAGCCAGCGAGGAAACCTCGCTACGGGCGACGAGCGAAGCGTCTTCGCCTGGGTGAAGGCTTCGATGCAACTGGCCGTCTCGCAGGAAGGGCGCAGCTTCATCGACGAGCTGGCGGTGAAGCGGCACAGCTTGCAGGTGCGCTACGAGCTCGATGCAGGTGCGACGCGCATGGATGAAAAGGGCGTCGTAAAGATCATCGCAGACGAAACGACCGCGTAAGACTAAGTGAACGCAGCGCTCCGAGGTAGTCTCGGGGCGCTGCGGTTTGCTCGCTCTAGGAGGAGCAATCGACATGACCGATTGGTATTCCGAGCACTTCAGCGCCGACACGACACTAGTAACGGGTACGACCACGGGTGCGATCACCGCGGACGACCCGCCCATCAAGGCGCCGCCGGGCAGCTCGCACGCGATCATGCGTATGAAACGGTCGCTCGTGGACTTCAGTGCCGGCGATACGATCCCCGATGCCTCGACGTGCCGCATGTTCACGTTGAAGTCGAGCGACCGAATCTACAGGATGATTCTGGCGGCAGAAGCTGGATGGTCTGCTTCGGCGGATCTCGACATCGGCACGTACTTCGCAGGCGACGATCGCCACACAGGCGCCCAGATCGACGTCAACACCTTCGGAGAGGACATCAACATCGGAGGTGGGATCGCCTATGTCGATCAGTTCGTACCGACCGCCGGCGGCGGGCTCGAGGAAGAGGACCGCGGCAAGAAGCTGTGGGAGCTGATCGAGGAGGTCGAGACGCAGAGCTGGACGGTCGATCCGATTGTCGACATCGACATCGTGATCGAGTTCACAGGAACGCTGACGACGGCCCTGTCGATCCTGCTCGTCTGTGAGTACACGGGCGGCATGAACTAGAGCGGCGATGGCCGACTTCTACTCGGATCACTACACGGCGACCGTGCCGGGCATTGCGATCGACGCCCCGCCTGTGAAAATCTACCAGGGCGTCAATGGCGGGGCGATCAAGGTGGCTCGCGCAAGCTGTGTTGTCCCGGCTTCCGCGAGCGCCGCCGACGTTCTGCGTATGTTCACGTTGCCGAGTGGTGCGCGGATCATCGAGGCTCGCTTTACCACCGATGGGCTTGGCGGCTCGTCTGCCGTAGCGATCGGGTGGCACAACTCAGTTAGGCAGAATCGCGGATCTGCGACATCTCTGTCGTCTGAAAATTTGCAGATGTATGCCGCTGCCGGGCTTGCCTACGATTCAGCGCAACGTGCAGACCGTTTCTCTTCCAACGAACTCGAGGACGAAGATCGCGGAAAGCCTCTATGGCAGCATGTCGATGAAGCAGGCTTGTCTCTCTCAGAGGATCCTCTGACCTTCTGGGATTTGGGAGTGTTTCTCGATACTGTAACCGGCCTCACTGGAGGCACGGTCATCGCCGAGCTCTGGTATACCTGATGGCGGACATCTACTCCGATCACTTCAGCGCCACGCCAAGCTCTGGCACCGTCGACTCTCCTCCCGTGCGGGTTCCTACTGGAGTGTTCAACGCACCGCTGCTCTACAGCCGCGGCACGGTGACATACACGTCTGCAGTCGACGGATTAAGCAGGCTGCACTTCTTCCCGCTGTCTAGCGGTGTGCGTCTATACGAATTGTGGTTGACGCATCCTGGAGATGCCGGCACGACTGTCAGTGGGAACATTGGGCTGAACCAGGGCGACGTGGTTGGGAACTCGGATCCAGGGAGACTTGGAGGCTCTGCTATCTTCGATAGCACACATAATTTTCTTTCTGCCGCTGCCGTGGTTGACGTGTTCGCGCTGCAATCGCTGGAGGAAGAGGACCGCGGCAAGTATCTTTGGCAGCTAGCCGACGAAACGGGCGCTAACTACAGTCAGGATCCTCTGGAAATCTGGTGGGTAACCATCAGAATGACGTCGATCACCGCTCCCGTTGGAATGGAGATCGTGATGGAAGCGATCTACACGGCGGCCTGAATGACTGACTTCTATTCCGATCACTGGACGACGACCGTCAGCGGGACTTCGATTGACGATCCGCGTATCAAGGCCCCAGTCGGAACCTCGGGCTCCATCCTACGCTACAAGCGGGCGACGGTCACTCTGTCGGGTATTGAAATCACGGGCGACGTTGTCAGATTTTTCTCCGTAAAGAGTGCGGAAAGGGTTTGCAAGCTATTCATTTCGACGACTGGTGAAGTGACTACGATGCAACTCGACTTTGGTATCGTGGACACCATGGCCAACGGAGGTGCCGATGTGTCGGGAGCATTCTATGCGGCAGGTCTGGCGACAGAAGTACAGAAAGCGCGCGTTGACATTCATTCGTTGAACCTGTTGGCCGAAGAAAAGCGCGGCCTCCCTCTATGGCAAAACCTGGGCCTTTCCGTCGATCCAAGAAAAACCTACGACGTGGCTGGCACCGTATCAAATGCGTTCGGACCTTTGCCACGGGAGATTGTGCTGGAGATGTATTACACATCGGCAGGACGCTGACATGCCTGCACCGTCTGAAACCTCGATCGCCAATGGCGCTCTCGTCTTGCTGGGCGAGCGGCGCATCAACTCGCTCGACGATCCCAACTCGAAGACCGCGAAGATCCTGAAGGACCGATTCGACGAGGTCCGCGACGAGTTGCTTCGGCAGCACCCGTGGAATTTCGCGACAAAGCGGGTCGCCCTGCCGGCCAACGTCACCGCGCCGATCTGGGGCTTCGACCACGCCTACAGCCTGCCAGAAGACTGCCTGCGTGTGCTGGAGCTATCGAATCCAGGCCTGAGTCCCTATCGCATCGAGGGGCGAACGATCGTCACGGACATCGATGCACCCATCAATCTGGAGTACACGAGCCGCGTCACCGACGCGACGCAGATGGATGTCATGTTCCGCCAGGTACTGTCGGCAGCACTTGCGGCAGACGTCGCCGAGGCGATCACGGGTACGACGACGAAGGTAGATCAGCTCGAGGGAATCAAACGGGCTAGACTGCGCTCAGCGCGGACTCCAGACGGACAGGAACCGTCTCCGCGGAGGATCGAATCGTCCGAGTGGCTCGACGCGCGAGAGATTTCTGGCCCGACGCGGACGGTCCCGAGCGGTGGTGGCACCCCGCTCTAGGAGGGTGCAGCCCGTGAAAAACCCGATCGGCGATGTGGTCGCACCCGTAATCAGGGACACCATCACCGACTGCCCCGACGTAGAGCCCTACTTCGCGGACGTCCGTCTGCTGGGTGACGTCTACGATCTGACCCCATTCTGGAAGCTCGACTTCTGGATCCAGCTATTCACGCAGGACCGCGAGGAGCTGGCACGCTACCGGCGCGTGATGGGCGCCGTCGATCAGTGCTTCGCTGACCTGGCCGTACTCGAAAAGGCGAAGACAGGTCGAGCTCCATACGTCCCGGAGGCCCTGGTCGAGCTGTTCAAGGTGCGATTCGCTGGTGCCTACGGTTTCAGCCTGGGTAACGTAATCAAGCGCGCAAAAACAGCCGCACCGCTATACGCTGCACAACAGATGCAGCGCTTCATCGCGGAGGACGAATGGCACAGGAGATCGTAATCTTCACCCGCGAAAAGTTCCCAGAGCATCTTGGCGGCGGCTTCCGAGTGACCGGTATGTTTCTGTATGAGATGGACCCGGTCCTCGAGACCAAAACGCCCGGCAACCCGAAGACGATCGCGCCGACCCCTTCGGTGGCGATGCCTACTGATCTGCGGATCGTGAAGGCCTTTTTCAGCCCAGACGAGCTGTTGCAGATGGACGAAGGCCGCCTGGTCTACGAGCCATTCATCGAGTCCATCTCGGCCGAGATGGCTAGCGATCTACCCGGTGCTGGGGTCGCCTTCCTTCGCGAGGTCTACATCGAGTTGGACCCACGCGCGCGGCACCGCTACGACCACCGCTTCAGTGGCGTTCGCGTGGATGCAGTCTAATGGTCTGGCAGCCGATCGTCTCGCACAACGGGATCGTCACGATCTCGGTCAACACGCCCTGGGTCAGCCAGAAGCCGAAGGAGCTGCACAAGGTATTGGTCGAGCGTACCGATGCAGGCTCGGCGCAATGGGTCGTTTACATATGGGCAAGCCTAGATGCCGTGGATAGTCCGACCGCGCCCAACGAGGCGATCACCTTCCAGGCCAGTGACGACAAAGGCGAAGTGCCGGTATTTGGTTACCGCTACTTCGCGATTGGCGTCTTCAGCGCCGATGCGGGGATAACGGCCGATGTCGATGTCGTCGGTGACGACGGGCTGAATGTCTGATGGCGACTGCGCAATGGGGAAACGTGAACTCATACGTCGTCGAAGACCACCCATCGGTCATATTCACGCCTTGGATCAAGC